TTAATATATTATTTATTTGCAAATATAATATATATTTCATGAATATACAAACTTTTTGCCTAAAAAATAATATATTACTTTTTATTGGAATTTACCGCAATTACAATCTTCTCGGTAAATAATCCCGGAGCTTTAGACCTCAATTGAGGCTTTGCAGGTGCATTGCCCTTTTGCGCACGTACAACCTTCGAGCTTGTTTTGACACGAATCGCTTTCTTCGCCATATTCTAATTCAAGTATTAGTTGACAATAATGAATAACTTTCTTTATATCCTCTGCCCCATTCTTGTTCTTATGCCGACATAGATACTTTATGCAATTACCCTCCATAAAAGGTATATCATTTGCATATATAAATTCAACAGGTTCTATTGCTAGTTTTTTGTAATGCGAACCTCCCTCTTGGGTGTTTAATGCGCTAATTGCCTTATTTATTTCAATCGGAATAGCTTCTAACCCATGTGGTCTTGCATCATCTTCCATCTTCATGCTCTTCGACATATTTATCTACTGAATCTTTAAGTTTTTCCATTCTTTGAACCTCTTCCATAAATTTATCATCTTCTTCGGTTTCAGGAAGTAATTTTGTATCTCCTAATTCCTCAAATAATTGGTTTCTTCTTTTACAAATAAATGTAGCAATATCAAGATAATAAGGATCATCAATAAAGCAAAGTGGAGGAGTAAACAGAATATCCATAGTTGCATTAAAGAATGTATCGTAAATATCTTTCTGCTCTTTTCTTAAAGAATCATATTTAGATTTATATTCAAGAAGAAAATCTAAATGTCCATATAGAGTTCTACATATCGGTTTTACAAACATATAATAACCAGTCATTTGAAAAAGAATTCCTGTTGTAAATCTTGAAATATTAAATGACCCATAATCATACTCTTCGAGTAAATCCTCCTCACGTACAAAGATTCTAGTTGGAACTACATCATATTGTCCTTTTAAAGATATGATTTCGTCCATTATAGAGTCGAAGAAATGCGCATCCTTACATTGGGATTTAAGTAATGCTATCTTTTCGTCAAGCTTACTTTTCAGCTTTGCTTTTCCTTCCTCTATTATTTGTTTGTCTGTTTTCTTGACCGCTTCTTCTTTCTGATTCTCCATCATTTCCAATTTCTTCATGTTCATTTTCCTCCTCTTTATTTGTTTCTTCTTTTAAATCTTCTTCAAAGGTTATAGGCTGACGCTTATAATTTTTCATGTTGTTCTTAAATTCATTTCTGCTAATTTGTTCTTTAATGCAAACATTGAAGAAATATTTTTTAAGATCATCATTCGTCATGCCATTAAGGTATTCTTCATCATCAGATGTTCTGGAAGAGATGAAATCTATAATATCCTTTTTATTTTCCACGGCAGGGATAAATTCGTCTTTCAAATATTCATAGGGATATATCTCCACAAGTTCATGTGCTATACCTAATCCCGGCAATGTTTTTGTTACATTTACCTCATTCCATGCGAAAAAATCATGATATGCAAGAGCATAGTCCATGTGTCCATTTTTTCTTAAAATCTTAACAATCGCCCTAGCCCATACCTGTTCTTTATCGTTGGGTTCAGGAAGAGATGAAACGCCACTATACATTAGCATCTCCAACAATGATTCTTCTGTTCTACTTTTTGTTCTCATTACTTTTTGAATATTGAATAATTTAAATTAAATTTGTAAACGGCACTGTTGTTGTAAATACCCACTCCACCGCCAAAGGCTATTTTTTTTGGAGTAACAAACAGTAGATTTATGCTTGGTATTATTTTCCCATCAAAAATCATAATATCACCACCGACATATCCTTTCCAAGCATCTTTATATATCGTATTTGTTATGGTGTTAGTAACCGTCTGATATTCTGTTTTATTAAAAACATTTATCTTATCAAGACTAGGATTAACGCCTGATACCCAAGCTTCATATTTCCCTGCTTCGGTATAAAATTTTTCTTCAATAGGAAGATTGATATTGGTAGAGTCGTTTACATAAACAATCAAAGTATCTATTACTTTTTTATATTTATATATTGGTTTCTCTACCGTCAATGTGTCCCATTTAGTAATATAAAAGGTATCTGTTGTATGAACTGTTTCAATATGAGGTTTCCTGTTAGCTAAAAAAGAGGTAACAATCCATACTAAACAGATACCGATTATAATATATGGACTATATGTTTTAATCCACTTCCTCATCAATTTCTCGTGCTAAATCATTCCTTATCTGTAAAAGCTTATTTACAGCATTAAATGCTTCGGTTGATAAAGCCAAAGGGTTTATTTTATCTAATCCCATAGAGTCCAAAATAGACAATTCTCTTTCTTTATCTTTATTAGATTTTTTCGAGTTATCATTATCTCCAATGCCTAGTTCTTTCATTATTTTTTCAAGCATACTATCTGAAAGAACTTTTTCGCAAATTACAGGCTTGAAATCCTTTAAACTCTTTATAATTTCATCAAAATTGACTTCTTCCCATTCTCCATTTTGATAAGCTTTGGCTTTTAATTTGGGCTTCTCATTTTTAAACTCATCTTCAAAAACGTCTTTCCTTCGAAAATAATCACTAGGCGAATCATTGAACCAATGTAGGAAAGTTGAAAACTCATTTACTCCATTTTTAAATCTTATAATTTCATATTCCCCTTTAACACCGACACCTATAAGAAATCCAGCAATTCTTAATTGAGCTTCATTTGTGTAGCCGATTTCATAAACATGTTTTTTTACTTCTTCTAATGTTCTCATAATTATTTTTTTTAAATTTCTAATGCATCTGTTTGACCTTTGATATTTTTCAATTTGAAAGAAGCCATAATGTATGGAGATCCACCATACAATTTGTCATCTGACGGTTCAATAGCTTCAATTAAAATAAATGTAACTTTACGTTTTCTAATGTTGTCCCAATATTGTATTTTCCCTTTGCTTAGAAAATCAACGAATGAGTGATATGTCTTTCTTCTATCGTTTCCTATAAATATGCATGTAAAAGTCAAATCAGTATTTTCTCTAATAGGAGTAGAGTTCTGATATACTTGAAGTTCATCTGTCTCTGCAAATTCTTCGGTATATACAGATTTTATTTTTCCATAAGAATCAAGACCAGAAAATTCTTTGTAAATCAAACCGGGGAAATCTACTTCCAAATCTTTTTCCGGCTCACCGAGAATATCGACTCTACGCATATAGCATTTATAATCAGACATTGGCTACCTCCTTTTCGTCTATATATCTTTTAATTATCACTTTATCTTTATCTATATCACCTGTTATGAATGGTTCTCCTCCATAAACAAAAAGATATACCTTGCTGTTTTCGCCTACTTTAATATCCAAATAGGTATTTCCAGCAACGTATATCTCGCATATATGATTAGGTTTAATATCTAAGGTTGTTTTAGATTCTAAGATACAAAGCAATGTTGTGTCTACATAAAACTCATCTTTGTCATAATTACAAAGCATTGTACTTGTATAGCAACCTCTTTTTTTATTCTCATACTCACATATATATTTACCATTTATGTAAGCTTTGAATTTGTCACTAATAAAAACAGGACTAAGCCCCCATCCTTCGGAAAGAGACTTAGCCATGTACTTTATAGAGTTTACATCGCAAGCAAGCTCAAATAATTGCTTTTTGCTTTTATTATCATCCCATAGATTTGTGTAATTGTCACACAAACCTTTTGCGATTGCATTATTTTTAAATTGCTTTAAATCTATCATTACTGCCTCATATTTGGGACAAATATAAATATAAATATCAACTATTCAAAATTTTTATAGCTTTTTCAACATCACGTTTAGATATACCACGAAGAGCATGAGTTTTTATGAAATGTTTCTTTTGAGAAAGTAACATATCTGAATCATCATCAAGGATTACATAATTAATTACATCTTCATGTTCCCATAACCAGCGGTCTATTTCTATACCACGACATAGACCATAATGTTTTTCTCTATTTCCATGTTTGAAGCCGTACATTCTTGAAGTAATACCTACGATATATTTAGGATATGGAAAAGGATTATGACCATAAACTGTTTCTTGCGTTGTAATAGCTTCAATAGTCTGTTCCAATGTATATCTTCTCCAAGAAGAGGATATAACAATTTTAGCTCCGGTCGCATCGCAAATCTGTTTGACTAGCTCAACCTTTTCATTATCAATAGTCCAATTACTTTTCAGTGTGGTTATAACACCGTCAAAATCAAGAAAAACGATCTTATTCATCATATTCCTTTTTAAAAATGAAAGCTACTTTTTTAATTCCCTTTACTGTTTCTACTAATTCCCAACCATCTGCCCCATAATTATTTAGTTCATAGGAAGGAAAATTATCTAAATAATATTCTTTTACTAGGTATTTAAATCTTTTCATAATCAAAATTATTAGTTTTAACTCTATTAATACAATCGGCAGCCCAACCTACAATATATGCACAAGTCTCATCCTCTCCTATATCAAAACCCATAGACATTCCTAAATCCTTGTGTATGGCGGTAGCTACATGCAATGCTTCGTGTGCTATTTCTCTTACAGTCATATATTCCTTTTTATGAAAGGCAACACATACTCCATAATCTCCATTTACATAATAAGTACATCTGAAAGTTATTGCTTTATTATTGTCAAATTCTTCTTGTGAAATTCCTTTATCACATTCCCTATTTGTAAAATGCTGATTTAAAAATAAAGCTGAATCCGTTATAACTACATATAACTTTCTCGGATATATGTGATTTACAAAACAATGTTCTTTATTCTTCATCTTCTAACAATTTAGAAATAAATATATCTTTTGCCTTAATTATAATATCAGTCGGTATATCAAATCTAGTCATTTCTGACATGTAATTCCATGCATCTGCGACCTTTGCTATAAGATCATCTTCCACTATGGCTAATGCTCCATACGCTTTGCTAATAGACACCGCTAAAGATACATATCCAGTTGTGTCCATTCGCTCATTTTTATTCAAATCTAAAGTATTATCCTCGATATACTTTTTAGCTTTTTCATTCATATTAATTCTTTTTAAAATGGACAATAATCTCTTTCCTTGAACACATTATCATCGTCATAATAATATTGTTGATAATCACTCATATAATCCCGTTCTGGTTCTCTATTCTGTATAAGAGGAACAGGTTTGGGTTCTTCTTGCCAATTATAGTTTATATTTTCTGCAATATCATTTTTAAAGCGTCTTGTCTCAATCTCATAATACATTCCACATAGCAAATCCACCTTCCCGAAACTGCGATTTTTACATACTTCCAATACATTGCCATATTGAAGCATTTCAGCTATCCTAACTGTTCCGAAGAAATCTTTTCCACGTGTCTCAAAATCCTTGTTTACACGATGAATAATAAAACAGTTATCCACTGCATTAGTTAAATCGGCTGAACCTGAAATAGATTCTTTTCTAAGGAAGTCAGTCTGTTTACGAGGGTGAGCTACAAGTATAATATGAACATTATATTTTTTAGCGAAATCACAAATAGCCAATATAAACTGGCTTTGTTTCTTATTGTTGTCTCCTTCGTAATCCTCTAAGTTAAGAGTCATCAGATTATCAATTACGACTAAGTTTACACCTTCAGATTCAATCAGATTTGTAATATCGCTCATTAATTGCTTCCAACGTGTTCCATATTTGTTATTATAGAGGAATAACTTTCCATCCGTCCAACTATCTATACGGTCAGAAATATGTTTTGGAGCATAATAAAATTCATCATACCCTTGTACTTTCTGGACATAGTTTTTTCCAGCTGCAAGTTGGTTAATCCACCCTTTCAATCGAGAAGCCACTAATTCCCCAGACCATATTGCTACTTTATATCCGTAGTTGATTATATTCAAAGATAAATTGTTCAACCAAGAAGATTTACCAGAGCTATTACTTCCTGATACCAATGTCACTTCTCCAAACAATAGACCTCCGATATTTTTATCTAAAACCCTATATCCAGTAGGCATACGTGGTATATTATTCATATCCACATATTGAATATCCTTCATCGCAAGCCATTTCTTCCCCTTATCTTCCGTTTCACCTATAGGAACAAATTCCTCTTTTTCACGATTATGGAAATAAGGTCTATGCGCTTTACTTTGATATTCAACATAGTCTGATTTAGTATAGGCATTAGGGTCAAAATGTAAACGAAAATCTTTCCAAGTATATCCGCTGCAACTCGAATGCAAGCATTTGAATCCAAATCCTCCACCTGCCATTTCAAAAATAGCTGAATCAGGCGCACGATGTGAACTATTAAATGGGCACTCTTCTAATACATACTTAGTAAAAGATGTTGTTTTTACTATATTTCTGACTTTTATTCCATACTTGGTTAAAAATTCCTGTAAATCAAATTGAGTCGGTTGATAGTTGTTAGCCCTGTTCGGTTGTTCCGGCTTAGGAAGCATGGCGGCTACCTTTTCAAAAAACTCATTTGGGGTAGGTTTTATTTCGTCAGGTATTTTTAATATTTTGCTTTCACGTTGAGGTCGTTCAGGTGTATCACTCCCCTTCCTACTATAACAACCATATAATTTACATATTCGACTAGCATTAAAAGTACTTGTATCTACTTTTACTTTTTCTGTAGAAAAAAGCATATCTAATACTTGTAGAAAATCCTTCATAGTTTGAGTATTTTCAGGAGTATTAGCCATATTCATATTTATCAACAGATGAAAGCCATTGGCACTGTCACAAACAATTGGTTTAGTAAATCCTTCATCTCTTAAAAATTTGAATACATCATTTACTACAGCTTTGGCAGCTTCTTTCTCTTCATCAGTAGAATTGGTATCAGATGGCTTCTCGCAGTCTATATCTATCAAACACCAATCTCTACCAATAATTTCAGCATCTGATGTTGTAGATTTTGGTCTAGTCACTATTCTATCTCTCTGTTCACGTGAATAACATGAATCTAATATAGAATTAAGAGTGAAATAAATATTACAATCATCATAACGCCTGATAGCATTAAGAAGAGTATCAATATCCGTAAAATATCCTGAATATGTGCCTTTTTTATTATTGTCAACAATACGAATCTCAACAAGCTCATGGTTATGTTTGAATATATCGTACCATTTACGTATCATTGGTTCATTCATATATTTATTCGTTTTGAATTAATAATCAACAATCATCTATATTTGCTCGTTTGAGCTTTAATGATTGGCTGTTCTTTCAAATATCCCATGTCCGGCAAGTTATTGAGCAATGTAGAAAAATTCTTCAAAAAACTATCATTTCTTAAACTTTCTTCTACATAGGATTTTATAGTAAACTCCAATTCCTCTTTGGGCATCGTTTTTAGCAAAGATTCCAGCTTCTTCTTGTCATTAGAACTTTTGCCAGTCCCCATATTCCTCTTCGGACATTTTGATGGATAGAGAGAATACAGATATTCGACATCTTCTGAAAAAGTTAGTTTCTTCTTCTTCTCCTTTTCTTCCTCCCTTAAACCCTCTTTCTTATTCTCTATATTATCTTCTATATATTCATTATCATTTTCAGTTAGGTTATTTTTAGCTTTAGCTAAATCTAACCTACCATTAACCATATGGTTAACCATATGGTTTTTAGGGCGACCTCCCTTTTTACCGTTAAACTTCCGACTATCAACGAATTGCGCTCTTTTATCTATTTCATCTTTTAATCTTTCATTATAATATAACCCATTTTCATCTTGTTTAAACTTGGATAATACATCAACCGAAACAGAACCTAGGCATAACCTAATGGTTTTTTCTGATAATGCTCCCTTTTGATGTTGTAAACACATCATTGTTATGTATTGTCCTCTTTCTTCCATTGTCAAATCAGCAACACCATTCAAGAAGTCGCTACTATAAAATAAGAATGCCGGAGAACTATTTTTCATAGTTAATCCTCCTTTACGACAAATATAACTCCATCAATGTTTTCTGATTTGATCTTGCCTTGTTTAATGAGGCGATACACATGAACAGCAGATAATCCTGTTTCATGGGCGTAATTTGATACTTTTACTAATTTCTTTTTCATATTCAACCTGTTTTATAATGTTAAACGTTTTACCTATAACGTCACAGGGGGAAAAATAAGCCGGAATAATTGGCGGCTTCCGGCTTACTCACTTACTCATGATTGTAATAGTCCCAAGTGAGGGATAGGATTACAAATATAAAGTTTTATTTTTAATCCTCCAACCTTTTGTGTATTTTCATTGCGACAAGAGCTGCAATTAACATTTTAGTTTCCATTTCACTTTCTGAATCAATATCTTTAATCTCTACAAGGGGATATATATCCACTTTCAGTTGTATATTCAGTATTACCTATCTCAAATAGCGCATTCTGTCCGCATGGGCGAATGACTACTTTGTCAGAAGATATAGAGTTTAGGACTAGCAATAACTTTTG